TTATAAACTTTGGATAAAGTTCCCGCTCTATTAACAATACCTGCTTTCTTTAAAAAAACTTCAGCGTTTTTCTTATTTGCAGTTATTTTTTTAATGGCTTGAGCCCTGCGTTCTGCGCGGCTTTTTGCAGTATTATATATTGCCATAAATAACCTCCTTTCTAATTTTCTCTATGCAAAGATAACATTTTATGCTAACTTATGGTTGCATTGATGCTGTTTTATATAAATAAAAAAGCTGATACAAACTGTATCAGCTTAATTCTACTAATTTATCTTTCTTTCTGTCGGGGTAGCGGGAGATTCACTGAAGGTTACTCACATTTCTCCTGATACTATAATTTATGTCTATAATTGTAGATTAGTAGATAATCGTCTATTAATGTATATTCTATCTTCTATTCATTAATATTTGAATAGTTCTTTCCTTTTCCTCAATCAATTGCCTCAGGTGCTCTATCTCCTTATCCTTATCAGCAAGAACACCAGCTGTTGCATCTCCATATACAGAAGCTGCACTACCATTCCCATTCACTATTGATTGATTCACTACACCGTCATTTTCAAACCAATAAGAAACGGGAACTCTAATAGCTTGAGACAATTTTTCTAAAAGACCAGCATCAATAGATTCTTTCTTAAATATTTGTGAGAGATATACATCAGTAATACCCATTTTATCTGCTATATCTTTCTTTTTTAACTTTTTCTTTCTAATAATACTATCTGCTTCATTACCAATATGTTTCATGTTTACCACTGTTAAATATTAAACCAACTCTAAATTTCTACTTAAACTATTTCTTTATTTCTTAAATTAATTTTATATTTGCATTATAAATCTAACAATATTTTTTAAATAAAGAGTAATAATTATGAGGAAAAATATGGACGAGGTTCGAATCTCGGATAAAGAGGCATTAAATAAGTATATGAAATCCGTGCCTTATGGGGAATATTCAGATGTTCGCCGAAAGATAATTGAGGGTTGTAAAATACCGACTTATACATTTTCAAATTGGATGTCCGGTATTGCACGTATCCCTGAACTTCATAAAGACAAAATTGAGGAAATTATTAGGGTTTCTATATTTAAACATCCATCAAAAGCGGTATAGGTGCATTACGGATAGGGTTCGAATCCCTACACCGCACGACGATTTACTAACTAATAAACTTATTATTATGGATGCAAAGAACAAACCTTTTGTAGCTCTTCAGAATCGGAATAACGAAGATGTATTTTGGATTCCGAAGCCTACCTCGAATAATGTATTGAATTGCGTAGCTGCTTTTGATGTAATGAGGTATCTTCCTTTTATTGATGCACTAAATAATCTCTCTTATGTAGAGGTGAAAAATGTATCATCAATAGATGAATCTATGAGTACAGTAACTATCAAGCTAATTGAAGAGAATAGTTTAACTCAGATTATTGAGGATATTCCACAGTTTTTATTCCAATTTGTAGAGCAGGCTATGCCAACAAATAACATTCATCAGGGGAAAGGAGAATAAAGATGGATGTGATTAGATTCTCAGATGGTTGGAACGGAAAATTAAAATGTAAATGCTTTACGACTTTTCGTCTTGCTACTGCCAAGTATCAGATTAACAAAACGTATCGTATTGAGTTGAAAGGACAATACATTGGAACTGCAACGATTAAAGGCATGCGTATAATGAAGCTTTATCGGGTGAATGAATTTATAAGTTTCCTTGATACGGGGTATGAACCGGGAGCATTCGTAAATATGATGAAGCGAATGTACATGAATAAAGTGCCTGATGTAATGCAAGCTGATTTTTACTATATCCTATTAAAATGGGAAGGAGAACAAAAATTGGATTTTGATGGAAAAGAAAAGACAGAGGAAGTTAAACAATCTCCGGTATCGGCTTAGGAAGAATGGATACCAAATTAATGATGAAGTGCGAATCATCATTCTGCCTGTAAATGATACTGAACGGAGCATCAGGCGAGAATGTGAGATAAAGAAATTCGGTTATGACTTGCAAAACAATTTATTCAAAAATGATTAGCCAAAGCAAATTTAGCAGTATCTTTTTCAGTCCCGAGCGTCCAAGTACGTAAGGACTATATCAATCATTTCCGGCAAGAGAAGCCACTCGAAGGCGTTTACTTTACGAGTTTTATCCGGGATATGTTGGAAAAGCGAAGCAGACGTAAGTCTGAACACTATGCCGCTGTCTATGATGCGATCATAAAACACATAGATGCGTTTTCAGAAGAATTTAACTGTGACATATTTACTAATTCGGTAACGGCTGAATTCTTAGACGATTTTATTATTTATTTAGAGGACCATAAATTGAAGCATAACACTATAGTCGGATACGTTGAAAAGATGCGATCTCTCATTCGTAGAGCATCGCAATATAACTATGCAGTAGATAATACCTATGATGAGATTGATTTACGTACAGAGCCAACCAACGCAGTGTTCCTGAGTATGAACGAAATCACCCGTATCTACTACTATAAGTTTGAGAAGCAAGACAAAAGGAAGGCTAAGGAACGGATTAGAGATTTATTCGTCATTGGATGTTTGACAGCCCTTCGATACTCCGATTACTCAACACTAACGAAAGACAATTTTCAGGGTGATTATTTGGTGAAACGAACAAAGAAAACGAATGTAGATGTCAAGGTGCCATTACATGACTATGTGAAGGAAATCTATGCCAAGTATGGCGGTTTTATCCCAAGAGGGTTGTGTATTCAGTATGTTAACAAGTATCTGAAAATCATAATGAAGGAAATTGGATTGAATGATTTGGTGACTTACTCTTATACTCAAGGCGGTAAGCTTATTACTGTTACTCGTGAGAAGTGGGAATTAATTAGTAGTCATACAGCGCGACGATCAGCGGCAACGAATATGTACCTCACCGGGCGAATGAAAACGCTGGAGATAATGAGACTTACTGGACATCGGACAGAGCAGAACTTCTTTCGATATATCCGGCTCACGAATGATGATACGGCAAGATCAATAAGCGGAGATATGTTTTTTAGAAAATAAGAACTATCGTCTTCCTGGTTACAGGAAGACGATTCAAAAAAATAATATGAAAATACATTATTTCTATAAAAGAAATTATTCTCAAGGTTTTTACGACCTTGAAATTATAGCTTGGTTGCAAGAGCAAGAAACATCCAGGCAAGGGGGTGAGAGATTGAGTTTTACTCGATTAGAAAGGCTGAAAATTTTCCTATCAAAAGGAGATAATTATCATGTTCACACTATTGAACATGATTTTGGTAAGAATAGTTGCATGGGGCATTTTGCTCATACTCGCAAGGAGTTAATAGAGGATATGAAGAAATGGGATCTTGAACCAATTGACAGGCGTAATTATGAAAGATTTCGGAAAGTAGCCATTGCTCTTTATTATAAACAGTCCTTAGTTGATTTCTCGGATTTCAAAGGGAAACAGAAATATACTATTCGCCAAATAATTGGAGATTAACGAATAACTAAAATAAATATGAGTGAAAATAATAAACCGTGCCCTCAATTTCCATACTGGGGCGCAAGTTATCCTGATGCGTGCTGTGTCAATGGCGAATTACAAGATTTAGACTACTGCGATGAAAACGGTAATCTTTACGATAAGGGAGAGGGTGTTCCTTGTCCGTTCTGTAGAACAGAAGAATTTATTGAGTATGACCCGTTTTCAAAAGAAGATGAATTTTACGAGGGTATCGAGGACGAAGATAAGGCCAAAGAAAAAGCTCGTGAATGGTATCTTAATTGGATTGAGGAAATGAAAAAGAAATATTCTTAACAGATAAGAAAGAATAAATTATGTATGTAGCAAGAGACAAAGACGGTGATTTGTATCTTTATAAAAAGCAACCCGTGAAGTATTCGGAAAGTTGGCAATTATGTAGTGACAATCCTCATGATTTCTATAAAATAGATGCTTCTTTATTTCCCGAAGTAAGTTGGGAAGACGAAGAGCCGACAGAAGTGGAATTAGTGAAGAAAGGAGAATAACTATGGGATTACGTGAAATAAAATTTAGAGGAAAGTCTGCCGATAATGGAAAATGGATTATTGGGTACTATTATCATGAGTGTGGTAATACATACATTGTAGAAGATAGGCAGTCATTATCGGAGACAAGCCGGAATGTCCCTTATGTAGTCATTCCTGAAACCGTAGGTCAGTTCACCGGACTATTTGACAAGAATGGAAAAGAAATCTATGAAGGAGATATTCTTCACACTATTACATTTGGTTTTGAACCAGAAGAATATACAGCTATTATCCTATATCGTAATTGTAGTTTTCAACTTTCTAATGGTCGAAATTTATTCTATTTCGGGCAATCTGATTTTACAAAAATGGATGATACTATCGTGATTGGTAATATTTACGATAATCCTGAATTAATCAATTCATAAATAACAAGAAATGAAGATAACAATCAAAAGTACAAATAAGGTAGTTGAATTGAATGGCGTCCCTGCTCGTGTATGGGAAGGTCAGACTGAGAGTGGTATCAAAGTACATTGTTTTGTAACCAGAATAGCCATCGACCATGATGAGCTAAGGGCTTATGAATTTGAAAAAGAATTGCAAGAAACTACTCCACCATCTCCAGAGATAGAAAAGTATTATCCGAGTAAATTAATACTCTAAGCTGCTCCGTCAGGAGTCAATTATAAATAACTAACTTTAATATGCCAGCTTTAAGGAGAGCTGTTGGGTATCAGCCCCAGTTTGGGTTTGTTCATTGGGACCGGGTGAAATCCCCGGTCTTTTTTAGAATGACTTAAATAGCTGAAGATATGCAGAAAGTTTGGAATATATTATGGAAACAGTTTGAATGTGCCACTAATGAGTTTAATGCTTATATTGATGGCGGTATTCCTGCTATTGCACAACAAAAAATAGCAAAGTTTATCAAAGAATGGGATAAACTGAAGGAGCAGGCAATGAAGTTTGACGAATTAATGCAGAATCCCATAGAGCCGATTGAAATCAAACTACCATTCGAAGAAGAAGAGTTTCTGCAGACTTGGCAATATTGGAAAGAATACCGTCTTGAAACGTTTGGTAAGACCTATAAAAGCAGGGAAGAACAGAAGGTTTTGGACTATCTTGATGAAATAAGTGAAGGAAGCCCGGATATAGCAATTAGATATTTGAACTTCGCTATGGCTGGTAGTTATCCTAAGTTTTTTAAAGTGACTGATAATAGCTATACTAACCCACCTAAAGAAATAACCCATGACAGCGACTTTTAGTGACTTCATTAATACCTGCAAACAAAAGCAGCAAGAACTGGATCGGGAGCTATGGGCTTTTCATTATTCTCATATTTCTGACATCGAGTTTTGGACGCTATTGAAAGCAAAGGCAGAAGCTATAATGATGCAAAGAGGTATTAAGTCAACATTCATTGTTGACCAGTACAATAAGGACATAATTCGTCAGTTATATTATTATCTGACCGGAGATGTGGGGAATTGCAAGTGGAATGTACATAAAGGCATATATTTGATGGGAAAAGTCGGATGCGGCAAATCCTTATTGATGTACTCCTATTTGTCTGTACAGGATTATCTCACTCGTAAGATAACTGAAACTATTCATGCAAAGCAACTGATAGAATTACTTCAATCTGAAGGTGGAATTACTGGCCTAAAAGAAAGACCTTTGTTCATTGATGAGTTGGGACGTGAAAATTTGGAGATGAAAGACTATGGAAATGTAGTCAAGCCGGTTATAGACCTGTTTGCTATCAGGTATGAATATGGCGGTAGGACTTATGCTACTTCGAACTTTACTCTTGATACACTTGAAGCTGCAAGAGATGTAAAAGGAAAGGTTACTGCGCAAAGGTATGGTAATTTCATCCGAACGAGAATGGACGAAATGTTTAATGTGGTGGAACTCCCAGGAGAAAACCGCCGATTAAGATGGGGAAATAATGGCTAAAAGAGAACTGGCAAAAACTTCTTCGGCTGCCAAAGCCGCTGGAAAGGTACAAGCGGTGAAAGAGTGGTTGGATATGAACTATGAAATTAAAATCAACATATTCGATCACTCAAAATCGTATATAGAGAGTAAAGAACGTGAGTACACAACGTCTATCACAGAAAATGATATTTATATGCATATGATTGACGATGGTTTGGCTTGCAGTAAGTCATTATTAAAAGCAATATTGACTTCTCCTAATCAGATGACAGCCTATAATCCGGTAACAGAATACTTCGATGGCTTACAAAACAAATGGAATGGTGTCAGCCAAATAGATTTGTATTGCAGCTTTCTCCGGGCACATGATTTTAAAGATAAAGAAGATTCACTTTTTTATCAAGACCGGATGAAATACCTGATAAAAAAGTGGTTGGTAGCTGTTGTTGCGCAAATATATGGTAAGCGGCAGAATGATGTGGCAATTGGATTTGTTAATGCTCAAGGTGGAATAGGCAAGACTACATTGATTGAGTTTCTGATACCCCGATGTTTGGAAGAGTACTATGTTGTTTCAGATAAAGACGAGCGTATATTCAGGATGACAGAGTGTTTTGTTTCCCGCTTTATTATCAACTTTGATGAGTTTGTCGGAATAACAAAATCAACAGAGAACAGTTTTAAAAATAACATGAGCCGGCTCATGGTTGACATCAAGTTGCCCGGAGAAAGTTTCACCACAAAGATGCAACGTATTGCTTCCTGTGCTTTCACCAGTAATAAGACACAGGAGATGGGCGGCTTTCTGTTCAATTCGGATTCCGGACTTCTCCGTAGAATTGCCGCAATCGAGATTGACGAAATTGGGGATTACAGAGAAGCCGTTGACGTGGATCAGCTTTGGGCGGAAGCCGTGACCTTATACAATGGAACTTTTGATTATACCTTTAATAGAAAAGATTATGATGACTTTCAGGAATATAATGCAAGGTATGTGATTGAGTCTACTGCATATAAATTGGTGAAGGAATGGTATCGGAAACCGGAGGAAGATGAAGAACCTTTGTTCCGCATGCCGATGGACATTGTTCGGGAACTGAAAGCTGCACGAAAGATAACCAGTTCTATGACACGTATTGATGATATAACTATTGGACAGGCATTGCGCCAGCTAGGATATGAACGTATAGGCAAGAAACTGCCAGGAATGGGTACGCGCTATGGATATAAGGTAGTACAACTCTATTAATCAGATATTTGTATATATGTATATTAGATCATAAGGTCTAATATATAAAAAACTCTTTAAGAGAAAAATAATTAAAAATGTGGTTACAACCTTACAACCTTTATAAAATATGATTGATAATCTGTTTATAATCAGATTATTAAAGGTTGTAAACAGGTTGTTTAATATTCGCTTACAACCTGCTTACAACCACTTACAACCGCATTGATAGTTACAACCGGTTGAATAAGGTCAAAGTGTTTGTTTTCAATGTTTTATGTGTAAGTTGTAGGTTGTAAGCTAGTATGGGAAATTATTAAAAAAAAACGAGGAATATGGAAAAACCAAATGTAACAATAGAACTAGCGCCCTATTTACATGATTACTTATATCATGAGTTTGGGTGTAGAAAAGAAGGTGGAGTAATGGTAGCAACTACCAATGATCTCGGAAAAATGATTCAGTCGATGGTGACAATAAAAGACCGTCCGCCACGTCTTCCTTTGAAAGAGAATCCAATTACACTATATTTGCCAACACAGGAATGGAACCACTTCATATTAAATGAAAACTTTCTGTATATTCCTGAATGGAAACAAAGGATGTTGCAGGATTACATTGAAGCATCTTTCCGCCTTCGTATTCGCGAATATTTTGTTGCGGGATATGAGAAGGGATTCAAGCAAGACAAGATTATAAAAGCGTTTTTGATGGCATATAACATTAAAAATAACGCAATAAACTATGATGCGGTAAAGAAATACGATTATAGAAACCGGAAAAAGATGATAAAAGAGGTAAATAAGGAAATACAACTGTCTCTTTTTTAGGTGATTGTATCTTTTTTATGATTAATCTATAAGCAAAAAGATGTTTTTTACCTTTTTTATACTTATTGTTTTAAGTAAATTATTCATTATTAGATATATAGACTATGATTTTAGATGATAAAAGAGCACAAATATGCGCAATGTCCTATCTCTCAATAGACGATGCGGATATTGATGATTGTTTGGGTGCCAGTTCCATCTCCGTTTCCGGCAACTGGATAGATTTTAATATATCCAAATGTGAGTTGAAAGAAACAAGGTCTGCACCGGGAGAATTGGTGCAACAAGAGTTGAACGCCACTTGTACAGATTCGAGCGAAGCGAATGAAACACTTATCAGGGAACAATGCGGTGGATATGGAATACTTCGTATTGATTATACCAATGGAGAGAAGAAAGTGGTTGGAACGGATAAAAATCCGGTACTGCTTTCTATTGAGAGAAGTGGTTCTCCTGCCGCCATCACTCTATCAATAAAACGCTCTAGTGCCGAGTTCTCAAAGTTCTTGAAGTCCTTTTAATAGGTACTAAGTCATTGTAATTTTGTATCAAACAAATAAAGTATAAAATTACATGGCTTTTTCTTCTTTATATAGTGCTGTTTTGAGAGGTAAGTGGTTTATCTCATTCCGGGATGTGGAAGCCAACCAAATCTTGGTTAATCTTCTTTTGGAAAGAGGAGTCGAGAATGAAGATATAACACAGTTATCTGATAAGTCTCCCATAGTTGTATGTGCGATGTCTGAAACGGAAATGAAAACCGGACATGATTTTTCAGATGCGCCGCAAGACAGTGTGGCCATTATAGGACTACAAGGTTCTATGTTGAAATATGGTTCATACTGTAGTTATGGAACTACTGAAGTGGCAGAGATGGTAAATCAGGCAGCAGATTCTCCCAAAATTTCTGGTATTTTGCTTGATATAGATTCCGGTGGCGGTAGCGTTGATGCTATCGCCCCGCTTGTTGATGCGATTCAGTATGCACAGAAAAAAAAGAAATGTGTGGTCGCATATTGTGATTTGTGTGCATCTGCTGCTTATTATGTGGCCTGTTATTGTGACGAAATTATTGCATCTAATACAATCTCTTCAGAATTTGGCTCTATCGGCGTGATGATGAGTTTTCCTGATTATGCCAAATACTATGAAAACGTTGGGGTCAAGGTACATACAATCTACAGTAATTTATCATCTTATAAAAACGGGCCGTTTGAAGCGGCGAAGGAGGGAAAATATGATGCAATCAAAACAGAAGAACTTGATCCACTCGCAAGAGGGTTCCAAGAAGCAGTTAAAAATAGAAGAGGTAGTAAACTTAACCTCGAAACAGAAGGGATCATTGCCGGTCGCATGTTCTATGCGAACGACGCCAAAGAAAATGGCTTGATTGATTCGGTCGGTACCAAGGATTTTGCCTTGGGAAGAGTGAGAGAATTGCGCAGAGATGCGTATGTAAATGAATATATTAATTCAAAAAGTGCATAATTATGTTTGAAAAAGTAGTTGCTGCCGTATTTGGCTATTTGGGAATCTCTGCTTTTGCTAAAGACAAAGATGGAAAATCTTCTATGAGCAAGGAACAAGAGACTAAACTGGAAGAGAAATACGGGAAGAAGTTCGTGGAAGAATTCAAGAAGGATCTTTCCGAGTTCGAAAAAGAAGGTAAAACTGCAGAGAGTGCGGTTACAGAAGAACTTCTCGTTGAAATGGAAGCTGACAAGAAGCAAAGTGCGAAAGAACTGAAAGAAGCCCGTGAACGTATTGTCAAGTTGGAAAAAGAGAATTCTGAAGCTGAAGCTAAGATTGCCAAACTGGAAAAAGAGGAAACGGCTGATGCGGGAAAGGTTGTAGCAGGAACAAATGCGGCGAATATGGGAACAGGATTTAAACCGGATATGAATTTGGCGCATAATAAATATGTTGATGCTATTTATTACGGCAAACCGGGTGCTTCTTATTCAGGCAACACTACTATTGAAACTACTGAATTACAGAATGAATTTGGTAAGTACGTAAATAGTGAACGTCTGGAAATACTTCGTAGTTTGATGGGTAAGACCGAATCTACACAGTACATGACGACTATCGCAACTGACAAAGTGGAAGTTCGCGCACAACAGGCGGCAATCGACTCAGTACTGCAACAGTTCACTCCGCACTGGACACCCAAAGGGAAATCAAAGTTCACCCCGCTTACCATTAAGAACTTCAAATGTAAAATCAATGTTGCCATCGTTCCTTCCGATGTGATGGAAGATATTATCGGATACTTGTACGATGAAAACTTGAAGCCGGAAGATATGCCGGTTGTGAAGTATATCCTGAATCAACTTGTGTTCCCCAAATTGGATGAAGAGCGGGAAGTTGCTTTGGCTACAGGTAAGTTCGTTGAGTCTAAGGCTGTGAAAGACGGAGATGATGCTACGGACGCCAATGAAGTTATGGATGGCTATGTAACTCAGCTTGTTGCATTGAAGGAAGCAGGGAATCAGGCTATCACCTGGCTGCTTAATGATGAGAAACTGTCGGATGAACAGTTGGTGGATCAGATCGACAAGGCGGTTGAAGAAGTTAAACCGTTGTATAAGAAGAAGCAGATGTTTATCCATGCCGACCCGGATATTGTAACACGCTATGGAAAAGCATACCGTAAAAAATATCCCTGGCTGAAGAATGAAGATGGGGAAAAGGTGAAGGTTGATTTCTCAAAATTCACGTTTGCTCCGCTTGAAGGTATGCGTGGTACCGGAGTATTCTTTATTACTCCAAAAGAAAACTTCAAGCATCTGCGGAGCAAAGACCCGCAGGCTACAAAGATTTGGATGCAGGGAGAGAACTATAAAGTGAAAATCTTTGCGGAATGGTGGGAAGCTACCGGTTTTTGGATTGCAGAAGCTATTTTCGCATATATTCCACCTACCGCTTCAGGTGCATCCGCATCCGAAGCTGGTGGACTTTAATCAATGAAAGGAGTTTAAATTATGGCAGAAACAGTATATCAGTTTGCTTCGGTTCCTAAAAAGTCATCGAATGCAGGGCGTCCGAAAGGTAAGAAATCGTATATTGTCTATTTTCGTTGGAACGATGTAAAGACATACGCACGTGATGAAAAGGGAGTACGGGTCAAGGAATTCGCTTTGATGGATGGTAAGAAACCTATTGCAGTCTATGCAACGGATTCCACAATCAACATCTATCACACCAGTGAAGGAGAAGACGATGCACGCGGCTTTATTCATCATGTAGATTATGAACATCCGGGAACGGAAGTTGAACATGACGAATTTGTAAACAACAATATCAATGAGGATTTGGGGGCTATTGTCTTTGGATGCTCAGGCGAGGATGCAAAGGTGGCGGGTACTCCTTGTACTCCGTTGAAACTTACAAAAGCAGATTCGCAAGATAACAAAGAGGGTGACAAGAACACTATTAACCTGGCAAGCTCTCTGCGTGGGGCTACGATTGGTCACATTGCCAAAAGTCTTATCCCGGCTACTGATAATGAGGAAATCAATGCAGTATTGGGATTGAGTACCGTATCAGGTTCATCTAAGGGTGGTCTGTAATTAAGTTTATTGGTTGTATTGGAAAGAGGTGCATATTCTACGGGATATAGCACCTCTTTTTGTGTCCTTTTGCCTGTATTGGGATAATGATACTTTTGTGTATCAAAAAAATCAAGAACATGAGAACAAAAAAAGAAAAAGAAGAAAAGGTAGAAGCCAAGTTGGAAGTAAAACAGACTTCTGAGGAGAACCCCACATTTAAAGTTGAGGACAGACCAAATGAGGACTCGGACGCTAAAGAGAATTTCATCACTATGGATCATGTAACAGTCGTAATCCCTTATGTCAAGGAAAAAGCACAAGGAGACGAGTTAAGAATGGCATTGCGTTCTTTGCATAAATTCTTGCGTTTTGGCGTCAACGTTGTGGTTATTGGCGACCGGGAAGAATGGATGAGTGATGAAGTTACGGTTATTGAACATGATTGTGTGTCTGATAATCCTCAGATTGATGTGGTGGAGAAGTTGAAGTTGGCGATAGCTGCCGATGAAGTTACAGATAAATTCATTTGGTCGAATGATGATATTTACCTTGTTGCTCCGGTGATGTTATCACACTTTGAGATTCCTAAAAATAAAGGGTTCTTACGACCGGAACTTTATAAAGGGATTTATAAAGAAAATATGCTTCGTACCGTTGAACTGCTGGCGACCTTCCCTAAATTAGATTTTGGAACACATACTCCTGTTGTTTATCAGAAACAGAAACTTGTGGATATGTTTGAAAGGTTCCCGGAACTGAACGCAGGTGGCTATCTGATTTCATCTGTCTATTTTAATACTCTTTTTGGCACTGAACCAATCTCCTCTATCGAACTGAACTGGCAAAGAGATAATATTGCATTATCCATCATATCCAAACAGCCGGATTCTAAGAAGTTTGAGGAACTGGTATCAAAGAAAATGTTCCTGAATAATGCAGAAAGTGGATATTCAGATTTTCTTATGAAATATCTGCTTGGTATGTTTCCGGATAAATCAGATTTTGAAGAGTGAAGGAAACCGTTATAGCCTGGCTGAAGAGTGGTGCAAATGCTCAAGAAGGAATACGCCTGATGGAACAATCGGGCGTATCCTCATTGACATTGCGTCTTGTTCGTTCTAACCCTTCAGGAAACAAAAGAATGATGGTTGCATTTCTTTGCAAGAAATATGGAATTAATCAGGAATTTACGGCCAATTGGAAAGAAACGGAGATAACATTCAGCCGAAAACCGAAGTCTTTCCGTGATGAGTTCTCTTTTTTAAACGATAAATCATGCCCGGTGGAATTGGAAGCTCTTGCTTCGCGAAAATTCTCACGCTACCATACCTATGTCGAACTGCATTCTCAACTACGTGACTGCACTAATCTGAATCAATGTGCTTCTGTCAGTAGACAGTTGATAGATAATTATATTGAAAACCGGATGATATGGGACGAACTGAATTATTACCAACAGAACAAAACTCTATTGGGGAAGCATCCGATTTTTAATGAGTTTAAACGAAGAAAAGAGTTATTAGGACTACCGATAAAAGAACTTGTAAAACGTCAAAAGCAGATAGAAAACAACATTTGGCGGGTTACTAACGAGTTGAATAAAGGAGATAAACCGCATTTGGATATTGAGCGCCAAGAAAGATTGTCAAGCTACAAGGTTGAATTGGAAGAAGTGAACCGTTTACTTGAATGAGTTATTATTTTGATTTGAACGAACTGCGTGAAGAACTGCGAGAATCACGGATGTATTCGAAGCGGTTTGAAATGCTTCAAACATATAAATTGAATAATCTCAAGGAGCTATGTGGCAGACTTCCAAGAGAGAATGAAGTTTTTTTTATTGAGACACGGAAAAGTTTTACAGCATTTACTTTTATTGTTTACTTGCTTAGGAATACCGGATATTTGGAGCACCTGTATATAGCTACTTATTCAACCAATGAACGCATAATCAATGCGTTGCTCCGATGGAAGGACAAAGGGGCTATCGGGAGTATTCATTTACATATTTCCGAGACAATAAAGTTTCGTATGCCTAAGATTTTTGAAAGGTTGATGGTGCTCTATCAAGATGGAATTATTGAATTGTCTTTTGCGTGGAGCCATAAAAAGATTACTTGTTTGGATACACCGAAAGGCTTTTTTGTTGTGGAAGGGAGTGGGAACTATGGTGAGAATGCGATGGAAGAACAATATGTATTTTTAAAAAGTAAGGAAGTCTATGAGTTTCGTTGCGGACGAATTGGTTAAGTGGAGAGAAAATCCGGCATGGTATGACCGGATTAACTTTGATGAATATGAAAAGCTGGCAGCTATAGGATACACTCCTAAGCAGATAGCCATGTTTTACAATGTTCCTCTGAATGATTTTGAGTGGTATTTTAATTTGATCGGTTCCCCGCTGAAATATCACTATGAACGCGGACAGTTGATACAACAGGCTAAGGAAGGACTATCAATGACGGCCAGTGCTGAAGTTGGTGATAATGTAACTCAGGCACAGCGGCTTGATAAACTACGTCGTGAAGTCGGTTTTAAGAATGCGATTAACCAAGTTTTTTTCGGAGATATAGAGAATGTTTGAGACTTCTTATTTTGACAGGTTACAGGATTACCTGGCATCCGGTTGTTCAATGGAGCTTACGGATGATGAGATGGACTATTATAATGCGCTGTACGCCTTGATTGGCATACAACGAAAGTACGGTAAGGATAATGCAATATCTTTCCTTATGCATGATCCTTTTCAGGTAAAAAGGGCTAGAGCCAGGGAAATGTACAATGAAGCTATAAACCTGTTTTTTGCGAATGATTCAATAGAAAATAACGCCCACCGAAATATAATGTATGACAATCTGCAGAAAGCGGCACAGGTGGTATTAATAAATGCACATTCTTCTAAAGATATGGAAGTGTATGGAAACTTGATGATACAGGCAGCTAAAATCAAACAACTTGATAAACCTGATCCGCAAAAACGGAAGGAAGTAAGCGATAAACCTATCAAAATTTATATGCTTGATACGCAGGCCGTAGGAATTCCACAGGTTAACAGGCAATTGCTCGCTGAACAGATTGATTCTATTCCTGATATTCCGGAGAGGGAGAAAGTTCGTTTAAAGAGAGATGCGCAAGTGATTGATGTGGATATAATTGAAATGCTCGATGACCAGGAAACAAAAACTAAAGACATCGACTGACGAAGTAGAACAGCGATACTCGAATTGGATGGCACAGCTCATATCAATAATGATGCCGTGGGCGCTTTATTGGATTGCCGGGCGTGCATCCGCTAAAACAGTACAGGTGTTAGCGGAACGTGTGCAAGAAGCTGCACAGGATTGCCAGGGAGCACCGTTCGCATGGGTAGCCGATACGTACTCAGATTTACATAAGAATGTCATTCCCTCGCTTATAGATGGACTTTCTCTGCTAGGGTGGGAAATCGGTACTCACTATGTTATCAATCAGGAGCCGCCTAAAGAATGGCAGGAAAGGATGTATAATGTGTGCACGGACTGGCGCAACACTATGGTTTTCTATACCGGATTCAACTTTACCTTTATCTCTTTAGACAGGCCGTCTATCGGTGCGGGACGTTCGTATGTCGGTGTGTTCGGTGATGAAGTAAAGTACTTCCCGGAAGAGAAATTCACGAATCTGTTGAAGGCTGTACGAGGTTTCAGGGTAAAATATGGAATGAATGTTTGGTATCGTAGCCGTACTCTTACTACCGATATGCCTAATCCCAACCATATTGGCGAATATGACTGGGTTCTGAAACTGGCCAAACAGAATGATAAAGATAAAATTCTGCTGATGCTACAAGCCGGATTTGTCTATAATGAGACGAAAAAAACATATGTGGCTACCTTGCAGGAATATAATGAAGTGCATAAGAAATATCGCTTTGATAAATCATTAGCACCTAGTCTCAATAAACTTCAGCGGGCACTGGAGCTCGCAGGACGTAATATGAAGCGGTGGGAAGAGCGATGGATTAAGACACGCTCACGCACATCCTTTTTCTTCATTTCATCCTCTTATGTCAACGCAGACATTTTGGGACTGGATTGGTTTAGTGATGAATTCTCTGAAGGACTTGAAGGAATTCTTTGCAATATTCTTTCGATTATTCCCAAGTTGGAAGCCGGACAAATGTTTTATTGTAACTTGGCTATCAGACATTTTTATGCTGATGGGTTTATCAATGAGATTATTGAGAATAAACCATTAGGCTGGAAGGAAGATTGTACGGTGCTTAGACACCTGGATATGAATCGACCGCTTGAAGCCGGTATGGACTCAGGTAATATGCTGTCTATGGTGTTGGGGCAACAAGATAAAAAGAAATACAAGGTATTGAAAGAACTATATACGTTACCACCCAATACAGCCAGAGAGCTAGCAGATAATTTCTTGGAGTATTTTAAACCGCATAAACGGAAAATATTGAAACTCTATTATGATCGTTCTATGAATAACTATCATAAGGTTAAAGCGGACATGGCTACTCAAATAAAAAAGAATATAGAATTTTATGCTGATGGCTCACGTACTGGATGGCAAGTACAGTTAATGAGTCTTGGACAAGGCAACATAGGTAGTAATTTGGAATATCGCTTTTTCATGGATTTATTAAGTGGCAACTTAGAACGTGGATTGTTTACTATCCAATTCGATCAATATAATTGCTCCAATCTAAAGAGTGAGATGGAGATTACAGGCACAAAGACTGTGACCCGTTCTGATGGTAGCTCAGAGATAGTTAAACTAAAGACCGGAGACAAGCTGCCTACAAGCCGGTTGCCCAAAGAATCAACCAATCTGACGGATGCCCTGAAATATCTTGTGCTTCGTAAGGAATGGATACGGATATGGAAGACGGGACGCAATCTGTCTGTTGCGTCTAGGATGTAGTTCGTTTTTTATTCGAGTGGTAGCCTCGCAGTCTGTAAAGATAGCGAGGCTTTTTCATGCACACCTGCCAGGGCAGGCAGATAGGTGGCATTTTCTTTGAGGAAAATGCGATAACGGTGGGATTGTAAAGATTTTGTCACATTTCCCGCCCCAAAAGGGGGGTGCGACCGCAAAAGGGGGTCGGCGCGTGTCGGGCAGAACTCCGTTTCATTTGCGGTTTTTTAGAAACCGCAAATAGTTTTATAGTTGAAAATCAAATAGTTAAATAATGCAAACGGTTTTTTGAGCGCAAATATCGCCCCAAATTGGAAGAAACATGACCGTGTTGGGATTCAAAATCAAAAAAAAGTTATTTTGGGAAACTAGAGAAAGTATGGGCATAAAGGAAGCATTTGTTTATTGATTCATATTTAACTGGCAGTATACCAATGTTTTATGTGTTGTATATTATCGAAAGAATTTGTATCTTTGTTATGTAATGAAAAGGGGATAATTCGCACTTTGAACCTTTTAAATGTTTAATTTTTAACGTAAAACAAAAATGAAAAGTAATGGAAACAGCGCAAAAGGCGCAGTGGCTAACAAAGCCGTGGTGTTAGGTAATGCAGTGGCAAACAACAAAAAGGAAGAAGCGGTACCGCTGTTATTACTTCCGACCGTTCCTCAGGAGAAGCCGCAAGAAAAGCCTGAAATCAAAGAGAAACCGCAGGAGAAACAAGCAAATCAGGAAGCAGTTGAAACCCTTAAAAAATCTTCTGGTGCAATGAGTATTGATGTATTGATGGATAAAGCGGATAGAACCTATTTGTTACGGCAGAAATACCAAGAAATTAGAGACAAAAGGAAACAGCTTGAAGCGTTTACCATCTCGCATGATAAAAATAATGCGCAGTTGACTTTAATAGATGCAAAGGGCTTAACGATTTCTACCTCAAACCCTGTGTCAATCGGTAAACTGTTGACCGATTGGATGGATGATTTGAATACTCATTTGAAGAGAACAGAGGATGAAATTCGGGCGGAGCTTGAAGCGCTTAACTAACAAAAATCCCCCTATGACATTCGCACTGTCATAGGGGGAAAAATCAAACGATTGTTTAATTTTTAACGTGATTACAAAGATGGAAAATTTATTTGATTCTGCAAAGACTATTCAGGAAAAACGCGAAATTTTAAAGGGATTATCAAAACCTCTTCAGCTCCTTGTTAAGGAGGGAGCTATTAGTTCGGTGAATGACGGTCTAAAAGAGATATACGCTCAATCAGGGCACACACAACTAAAGACATTGCAGCAATGGAACAGGGACGGGAAACGAGTTGTCAAAGGCTCGCACGCTCTTTGCTTGTGGGGAGCACCTAAACCGATAGATAAACAGGAAGATAACCAAGACGGAGAAAACGATCCCGCAGACTTTTATCCGCTATGTTTCGTATTCTCTAATCTGCAAGTGAATGAAAAACAATAGGTTTAAACCTTTCGGGGAATACCTAGAGGGTATTTCCCGAAAACATGGGCGAGCAAAAGTTTTTGATGATTTTTTGCAGATAATTGTTTGCTGTCTGTCGATGGGACGCAAAGAAGAACTTTATTTCAAGACTATAAAGCCGTATTCTAAAGAGGAATTAAGTGTGTTCTCGCAGGCTTTTGCCGCCCTGATTGTGCAGATGGATAACGAGCCTTTAACAGACCCTTTTGGCGACTATTTCGAGGAATTTTTAAGTGATGGGAAGAATGGGCAGTTTTTTACTCCTGTTGGTATCTGTGATTTGATGACACAGTTAACGACGGCTGTAAAGCCAGGGGAAGAACGAAGAAACGGGGATGTTCGGGTATATGACCCCACGTGTGGAAGTGGACGCCTTTTATTGTCTGCTGCAAAAGAAGATAAAAACCAATTCTTTATAGGTGCGGACATTTCGTACACCTGTTGTTTAATGACGATTATTAACCTTTGCTTGAACAGTCTGAATGGCGAAGTATTGCACATGAATACACTATCTTTCAACTGTTGGCATCATTGGTGCGTTATAGTAGACAGTTTTACAAAGATTCCAACCGTTTACGAAGTGAATCCAGATAAGTTGAATCAAACCCCAAACAGTGCGGCAGAATTGAAACCGCAACCAGTTAAGGGACTGATACAACCTGTTGAGAGTATTCCGGCTATTTCCTTTGTTCGTTACACTGTCAAATCTTAATTATATGGAGAAAGTCTTGCAATGTGTCAGGCTTCCGCAAAATGGAAAAGACACGATAGGTTTTAATCTTAAAGGAGAATATTTAAAATTATTCGGTTTTAAACAAGGTGATAAAGCAAAGGTCGAAATAAGCGAAAATAAGATAGTTATTTCCAAGATAGACAATGTATCGGAATAAGCGAGAAAGTTGCTAGAATGACAGCAAAAGCAGTCCATATCCCTTTATTTGGGGATGGGTGGGATGCTTTTGCGGTCGCCCCCTGCGCTGCGCTCCGGGGGAAAGTGGAGTCCGCGATTGTCTTTCAGCCTAAAGAGGCGGGATTATTTAACGCCTGAAAACGGCGGTTGTCTCACGTAATAGAATTACGATTAAAAAAAATCATCATTTGATGAAAAATAAATAGGATTTTGCTTGTTTATTCATCAAATGATGATTATCTTTGCAGTGTCAAGTTTTGATTATGCCAATCAAAGAAGAAGACCTAAAGGGTCGGGATGAGTATTTAGAAGATTTACGATTCCTCCTCCGGCATGAAAACGAACTCCTTGAAGAGGGGTGGTACACGCAAGAGGATCTGAACAAGCTAATCAATGAGGACTGCAAAGGAATTGTTGAGAACTTGACAGATGAATGATTTGGGTAGCCCTTCGGGGCTACTTCAAATCATCATCATAACTCTAAAATATTGTAACTATGGAAGATTTGAAAGAAAGAATCAGAGAGTGTTTTGCAGAGTTTTGTACTCTTAAAACAGAGGCGGAAAGGAGAGAACATGATAAGAAGTTCGATGCTTTGATGAAGTCTGTTCCTGTTGAACAACGTAAATTGGCAGGGCAATATCTTCGGGAGGTGATGATGGAAAGGAAAAATCCAAAATCACAAAAAATAAATAAGGATTTTAAAAAGGAACTGGAAGATATACAGGATATCGTTTCTTTGTCGTATATTGCAAAAGAATACTTTAACAAGGATAGAACCTGGCTTTACAAAAAAATAAATGGGACAATTCCTTTTACAGAGGATGAGATGAAAATATTATCAATGGCACTGAAAAGTATTGGGAACAAATTTTTAGATACTTCTGCTTCATTGGCATGAGGCAAAACTTTGACAAGTAAAAGGGCTTCCACGGGTTGGAAGCCCTTTTTTATTCTTTAAAGCGTATATTTTGTTGTTATATTTTGGTGCTATTAAATATTATACTGATATTTGTGTATTGGGCACAAACAAATGATTCATCTCCTCATATCGTGTTATCTGTATATAGGATTTTGGATAATTCCAGTCAATGCACAATACGAGGAGATGTTTTTTATAGCACACATATTTTTACTAAATATTTAATGAAATGAAGAAGATTATTTTTTTTATGCTGATGTTTATCAGTGTCAATGTAATGGCTCAAGGAAATCCATTGCAATGTGATAGTGTAATTCAAGTGAAAGATAAAAACGCTACAACGTTGTATCCAATGTTGAAAGCATGGGCAGCAGTAACCTATAATTCAGCAAATGCTGTTATTCAAATGGATGATCCTCAAAATGGTATTTTGATATGTAAAGGGGCTTTTAAATATGCTGCACCTGGAGGGATGTCTTATCGATGTATTGATGGATGGGTGAATTATACTTTGAAGATTCAAGTAAGAGATGGACGCTATAAAGTAACAATGGGGGATTTTAATCATGAGACGAGTGATTTGGAGTGGAAAAAGACATGGAGTTTTGGACTTATAACTGATAGAGAAAAGTATAAAGAAAAGGGTATGCAGGATAAACGATGGACTAAGACGTGGCCGGACTTAAAACTGAAATGTGAAAGGGAGTATATGGCAATGATAGTCTCATTATCGAATGCAACTTCTGGCAAAAGTCAGATACTTGACACAAATAATGACTGGTGAATATATCGACATCTCAAAGAAAAGTGGCACTAAAAATGCCACTTTTCTTTTGCACTTTCAAATTTTATCCTCATCTTTGCAGTGCGAAACATTGATAAGATGCTTCTTATCCCGAAGAGTACGGTTAACGCTCACAAGAATTGCGGGCTTTTTTTATGCCCATATCTAACATTTTCCTGATATTAGGAAAACGATACATATAAAATAGGCGGCTGCCTTCCCATGTGGATTTTTGCTCTTTGGAGTAAGACATCTATCAATGTTTCGCGACACGGGAAATGGCAGCCGTTCTTATTTTCTGCCTAAATGCGAAACATTGATAGATATGAAAAAACAAAAAAAAGTCCTCACCAAATGCGTAGAGGCAAAGAAAGTCCAAGAATTTTTCAACAAAATTAGTGATTTGATTACTTCCGGACACGATAAGGTCTGGACGAGTAAGGATCAAAACGGTGAAATGAATTTCATCGTGGGTAATAGCCGCGTGAATATACGTATCAATGCCTCAATGATGGAAGGAGGTGACTTATGAGTAAGCCGATATTCAAGATTATAAAAAGTTGCAGTTATTCAGGTGGTATAAAGTGTTTGGAAGAATATACAATTGCTTTATATTCTAAATATATATGCTCCTGTGCTAGAGAAGAGCTAATTGAACTTCGTGATCAAGTGGATTTAGCTTTGAGTGACCAAAGAATAGTCGCAAACGAGAAAGGAGATTCAAATGAAGAACAGTGAAATACATTATTTTCTTTCAGGTTTGAAAGACCTACGCGAATTATTCTCAGTCATTGATGAAATTGAATCAGAGACAGGTATGACGCCTGATGTGATTAAATATGGGGATAAAAAACTGAAATATAGTGGTAAAGATGGTAAATCTCTAAAAAACGGAGATTTGAAAGAGGAAATATATATAGAAAGAAATTTGATTCCTACTAAATGATTTGTACTTTTGTCTCATACACTGAACATTATGACTACAAAAAAGCAAAAGTTTGAAAAACAGAAAAAAGCAGGAATTGATAAGACCATTGCTTTTCAGAAATGGGAAAAAGATGGCATCATTACCGTAGTTCCGGATCACATGAAAATAGAGGTGAATTACTTGCTATGGCATTCCTTTAGTACGAAAGGACTTGTAAAGTTATGCGGTTCTCTTGCTTTCTACTTAAAGACAAAACGAGCTTATGAAGAAATGGGTACCAATGACGATTTTATAACGATTGTTGTAAACTATGGTAATGATCCGAATGAATATGGAAAATTAGGACTTGTAGAAACGGTTAGATTTCATCCCCAAAAAGGATTTGAGCAAATCTAAGGTTTGAAATAATCAAAAAAGCCCCGATTGTAAATGCAGTCGGGGCTTTTTTGTGTCCTTTTTTAAGGTCATTTTCAGATGTAATTTTGCAATATAGTTAGTGTAATAATGGAAAGTAACGAAAGCAAGGAATTAAAGACACTTTTTATTGAGGAGGAACTGTCGCAGCACGGAGAATGGCTTTGTGATATACTTACTGAAGCTATAGAGACAAGAAAGCTCATGCAGACAGATGCTTTGCATGATAGTATAGACTATAAAACTTTCCATGACGGAGAAAATCCGGGACTAAAAGTCAGTTTCTTTTCTTATGGTCGTGCTTTTGAAATTGCGGGAAATAAGAAGAATCGGCATCAAGTCGATACAAACCGGACGGTCTGGGGAATGAAAGCAAACCGGAATCCGGTGAAGAAAAATACGAGATGGTATGCAAAAAATATGTATGGAGGGCTGAACCGATTGATTTCGAGAGTTATGTATGGTTTGAGTGATGCGGAAATTGCCCGCTTAAAAGGTATATTGGAAAATAGAAAATTGAATTATAATGGCTGAAATAAAGGAGAAAATTGGAGGGTTCCGGTTTGTTGATGCTGGAGTAGGTACTTACGCAATCCACATGAGCTTAGGTAACAATGAGCTGAGTAGTTTTTTTAATGGTTCTTCTTCCAACTGGGACGGTGATCCGGTCACAATAGCCGGAGTCCGCGTCGTGCCTTGGGGAATTGATAATAATCTTCCAAAGACAGTACGTGACATTCTTGAAAAGAATAATCTGGGTCCGGGCATTTTGGATCGTAAAACAGGTTTAATGTATGGACAAGGCCCGATGCTTTACAGGATTAATGTAGTCAATAACGAACGTGTGCAAGAGTGGCTGATAGATGATGAGGTACAGGAATGGCTTGAAACATGGGATTATCGGAGTTATATCCGTAATGCTTTCGTTGAGTACAATCACATGAAAGGGGTATTTGTGAAGTACTATGCAGCCAAATCCATTCGTATTGGAAAGCCTTGGATAAGTCGTTTGGAAACTCTTCATAGTACAGATTGCCGGATGGTATGGCCGGAAAATGACAGCCGGAGACTGGAAGATGTGAAACAGTTCCTTATTGGGGATTTTGATAGCTATACCAGCAAGCGGATGATGTTATATGGTGTCTTCGACAAATGGAATCCTTTGGCTACAGAAACAGCCGTAAAATATCATAGTATGCGTAGCTTTGGGCGCAATATGTATGCAATATCTAGTTTCCACGGTTCGATTCCCTGGCTGTTGGATGCAAATACTCTTCCTGAAATTATTCAATATCTGAATGAGAATATGATAGCCTCTGCATATATCGTCCATGAGCCGGAGGAATATTGGAAGCAAAAAGATGAAATGATACGTGCTATGCATGAAGAATGGACGGATGCACAGGTTTATGCGGAAATTGATCGTTTGAGAGATGAACTGACTAAAAAAATTGCCGATGTCATGGCTGGGAAGAAAAACGCCGGTAAGTTCTTTACTTGCGTAGATTTTGTAGATCAGGACGGAAATCTGCAATCATGGAAGATTGAACCGATTGAAATGAATGTGGATAAGTATATCAGCGCACAGGCAGAGATATCAAGGATAGCAGATAGTTCGACTACAAGCGGCTTTGGACTTAATCCTGCGTTGTCTAACATCATCATTGATGGCAAGGGAGATAGCGGAAGTCAGATGCTATATGCGCTGAAGATATTCTATGGAGCTGATACGCAGATACCGGAAGAAATTGCGTTAGAGGCTTTGAATGACGCAATCCGGATAAATTTTCCACATAAGAAAGGCATTTTTATAGGGATGTATCGCAAAGTAATTAATAAAGAAGATAATGTTACGGCAAGTGAACGTGCAACAAATCAAATGTAATATGAAGAACATACAGATAGATTTCCCGGATTGTTGGGAGGAAGTTTTACCTGCAGAATGGTTGTACTTGCTTCGATTACGTCATAAATTGATTAGGCACTCCAAAACGACTTTGATAGATGTGAAACGGGAATGGTGTCGTTTTGTTCTTTCTACTCGTGGAATCCGGAAGGAGAATAGTGATGATTACTATATTTTGATTAATAAATTGGCGTTAACACTCGATTGGATGTGGAGTGAATCAAAAGGAGGTAATGAAGTAGAACTTATGTTTTCAAGCACAAAGAACCTGTTGCCGGAATGGAAACAGTTTAAAGGCCCGCTTTCTCATGGCAGTGATCTGACGTTTGGAGAATTCCGTAGTGCGGTTATGATGATGAACGGATACAATGAAACACAGGAGCCTGCTATGCTGCAGGCTTTGTGCGGTATTCTTTATCGTTATCCCGGCAAAAAAGTAGGAAAGCCGGATTTTGATGGTCGGTACCGGGAAGAGTTTAGGCAGGAACGGATCAATTTTTATTCAGATAGGATGAGAATGATGCCGGTACAGATTCAATGGGGAATATATGCCTGGTTTGCTTTCTTCTGTAGCTATCTACTTGCGGGTACATTTATTATCGACGGAATGGAGATTTCATTTGAGTCTATCTTTATGAGAGAACAGGGAGATGCGAACAAACCGATAGAACGTAGTTTGGGGATGAGCGGGATTTTATTCTCTGTAGCGGAATCCGGTATTTTTGGAAATATAGAGAAAGCGGATGATACATTGTTGCTCCGGGTATTGATGAAATTGTTGGATGATAAATACAAAGCAGATGCTTTGCTGAAACGTAACCATTAAATGATTGTAATATGATATTTAACAGGGATAATAACGGTAGTAAAGAATTACGCGACCTAACCGGAAATTATTATGCAAATAATGATTTTGATAAAATCATTACTGATATCGAGCTGGCTGCAGAAGAAGTGTCTGGGCTGATTGGTGCCGAACTATACAAAAAAGTGGAAGAGTGGTATAGAGAGAAAAAAGAAAATGGGGATCAAGAGTTGATAAAGAAAGTGCAACGCCCTATTGCTCTACTTGCCACGTTACGTATGTATCAGAAGAATGATCTAAGTCATGAGGATGATGGCCGCAAATTTAAGATTGCCACGGACAATAGTGAAAAATTGCCTTGGGAATGGCAATTGGATAGGGACGATGCCCGGCACATGGAGGATTACTATAAAGCAGTAGACGCTTTGATACGTTATCTCAATACTTCCGATGTTAAGGAATGGAAAGAGAGCCGGACTTATAAAATGTCTCAACTATTACTGATACGCAGCGGAGCGGATTTTGATATATACTTTCCTATTGACAAAAGTGAACGTACTTTTATGCTGTTGTTGCCATTCATCAAGGAGGCACAATTGCTTTATGTGAAAAAAGCGTATGGAAATGGGTGGGATGCCCTTTTGAAGCTGGAAGAAAGTAATGAAGTGCATTTTGCAGCTTGTAAAGCTGTCACATTATTGGGGATGAGTATTGCTTTAAGGCGTATGCAACTGAAAATTATTCCTGCAGGGGTAATAAGGGGATATGTGTCTGCAAGTGGTGCAATGAATAGTGATCCCGCGTCTATTGAAGATATCAAGCTACTATCTGAATGGATGAAGGATGATGCTATGGTTTGGATTGATGAGATGAAGAAAGCAAGAGACGGCGGACCAGTCACCTATAATCTGTTACCAGAGAATGATAAACATAACAAGTATATGCGATTATGAATGTGATTCAAAGACCTAGAGCAGAGGAATTTTGTGCTACTATGCAGGATTATATCATAGATACGGATTCTACCATAGCTTTCTCTGTGCAGTATGGAGGGAAAACGGTTTTGGAAGAGGAATATGTTCCGGACGCCAACTATCAGGTAAGAGTGCGAAAACTTGGTAAATTCTGTGAGTTGGCTTTATGGGGAACATGGTGTGCTGGAGAAGCAAGTTGGCAGACAAATGCAGCTGGTACCTTTACTTTCTTTATCAATGGACTACAGGATTCACAAAGTTATGTGATGTTTAGTCGGTTGCAGACAAAAAAAGAGGCATCGGCTCCGGGATGGTTGAGTGAGGTTCGGGAGAAAGTGACACGTAATAGTGCAATGGAATATGCAAGTAGCGTATTTGCAGATGGTGATAAAGTGCTATTGAATGTCCGTACTTTATCCGGAGCGGTTTATACGGAACAACTGTACGTGCATGAGGGAGAGAAAATGCCTGTCACTTTGGATGTAAGTATGGAAAGAGTTGGGAATATTCTTCCGGATATAAACGAAATGATACGTAGTTACGAATTAGTGAAAGGAAGTGACGTTTTTAAGTTTTTGGTAGATCAGACGAGATATGAAGAGGTTCAACGTTTCCGATATAAGAATGTATATGATATGCCGGAAACGATGACTACTGTAGGTAGTATGACTATGAAGGGCAATGATGAGAGTGATACGGCGAAGATGTTTGGTGTGGATCGTAAATTTGGAGTAAAGCCAAAAGATGAATATACTGTTAGCAGTGGGGTTATTTTCTTGCAAAGTGATTATAAGTTATGGCATAATTTACTAAATGCACAGGAAGTTGATATCTGGAATGAAGATAATTGGTTCCCTATTATTGTGACAAAACAGAATTATGAACGTAGCTTTAACCGTAGCATACTGAAAGCTATAGAATTTACATTTAAAATGGCAGATGTTGAACAGAATAACTTAATTTCATTATGATAGATATTATCCGGTTCAGAGAACTAATGGTGGAACTTCAGGTTAAGGTTAATCAGAAGAGTGAGGATAAGATCGACAGTTGTTTCCTTGCGGTTAAAGAAGAACACATGGTCAAGAAACTCAAGGATAAAACAGGGGTACTTCTGTGTGCCAATTATCCCGATGCCGAAGGAGATAACAAAAACAAGGATAACTGGCAGGAAGATAATCTGGTAATCTTATTTATCTGTGAAAAGGTTGCTTCTGGTAGTCAAACAGACGAAGAAGAATTACTCCATTATGCCAGGTTGCAGCGAATTATGTGTATATTGAAAGATGTGATTCGACAGGATGAGTACTGTAATCGTCTTTCTGTGAGAAGTAAGATGCGGACGGAATGGGAATATTCTATGTTTGGCGGATTCAATGGATTAAGTCTCGGATTAACGATAGCGGATTATGACTGAATTGTATATTGATGGAACTTCGGTGGTACTTCCGGCCGACTTTAGCACTTCTGTAAAACGTGAAAATCCATTCTTTACAAAAAATGGAGAATATACCTATGATATTACCCTCCAACTTAGTAATTCAATTAATGCAGATTTATATGAACATCTGAACAGATTGAATTCCATCTCCGAGCTGAAAAACAAAAGACAGGCTGTATTGGTCGCTGACAACCGGGTGTATTGCAACGGTACGGAAATTATAACGGGATGGACAGATACAACGGTATCCATACAGATCGCTTCAGGAAACTCCGAATTGAATTCTTTCATTGGAAATGATTTGCTTGTATCATCTTTGGATATGGGAGAAGATGAAATCCCCACAGGTATTGTCAATAACTTGGTAAAACGCATATATCCGGATGTGGATTATTGTATACCTCCTGTAATGACTGATACTGGTATAATCAATGGGTGGAGAGTAGCTGTTACTGTTGTAACTACATCGCAACCAACTATATCTGCTAACTATTTGAGAAATACAGGAGTGGATATTTATCTGCAACCGTATCTTTGTGCCTATATCAGAAGATTAATGAAAGCACTTGGCTATACAGTTTTGACTAATCAGCTGGAAGATTCAGAATGGAATTTACTGTATTTGCCGCAAAATGGACATCCCAACCAGTATGCAAAAATGTTTCCCGGATGGACTATAAATGAACTTATCACGGAATTTGAGAATCTTCTTAATCTGTGTTTCCTTGTCAATAATAGAAAAAAGGAAGTTTCTATACTGTTCAAGGCAGAGTATTTTAAAAATGCACAGGTTTGCCATGTACAGCAAGTTGTAGATGAATACGAAACAGAAGAGGGGGAGAACGACAAAGACCCTTCTCAAAGTAATGTGTTGATAGAATCGACAGACAGTGAATATTACAAGCCACAACATATAGATAAAAATATTCTTTCTTCTGCGACCCGAAAGGATTTTGATACAGTACTGGAATTTACTCAATTTCTAGAAAGTATTAGCTCATCCGGATATCAGGCTGTTAAAAACTATCTGTTTTATACGCATGATAGTTGCCGATACTACATTACGGTACCTGATGATTCGAATAGGGGATGGCACACAGATGAAGTAAATATGTTTGGTGATGTTCTTCGGGAGCAGAGTGAAAATGAAATCAAATTGAACATTATGCCTTCCGATATGACGAGCTATGGTATAGAACGGATCACTTATGAGAGTGGTATGGAGCCGGTATTTATGCCTGATTCAGAACGGTCACTTGTTACGGTTCCAAAAATATCCGGAAGCAAGATTGGTACCAGTGATGAAAGTAATGGCATTTATGAGTTAATACAAAGCGGAGAAGACATCCCTACAGAAAAAGATAAGAATCAACAAAAGATTTATGTATCATATTACAAAGGGATGTCACCGATGACTCTTTATGTAAAACGTAAGGATGACAGGGATTTTAATCCTAAGGTATTCACGATTGATTATCCTCATTCTTTTAATTGTGAGGATAATCCATATACAGGTAATTTACGGCTAGCATATTTAGATAAAATGCTTTATTCACGTATGTACGATATTGATTATAAACATGGCATCAAGATTAAGAGCTATGATGTTAATGTTTATGATCCGCGAAACATATTTGAAATTCGGAACAAACGTTATGTATGTAAAGAGATCGAAGATGTTATTAATGCAGATGGACGATATGGACCATGGCAAGGCACATTTTATCCAATCCGGATTAGTGATGTAGAAGCAGAAAAACGCTGGATTCTAACAGATGGAAAATGGAGAGATGGTGGTACATGGCTGGACAATGGTCGATGGTTGGATAGTTAGATCATAAGGCTCGCAATACAAATGCGGGCCTTTTTTATGTCCTTTTTTAAGGCTTATTGTGAGGGTATTTTTGTGTATTAATTAATTAGTTGAGAAACTATGAGTTTAAAGATAGACAGAGTACAACTCGAAATTGTAATTCAACAGGATAGTGCAAGGCAAAAGATGATTGAGCTGGAAGAGAATATGCGTTCAGCCAATAAAACTTTGAATTCTCTGAAAAAGAAATTTGGGGAGAATAGTGCAGAGTATAAAGTGCAAAAGGAAGTCGTTAATGCACTGAAGACTGAGTACGATAAACTCTTTGAAAAGATAGGCATCGGAAGTTTGAGCGTGAAGGAGCTCCAAAACAGGCAAAAAGAACTGAATGCCATTCTACGGAACTTGCCGGGTGATAGTCCGCTATATACTCAGTATAAAGCACAGCTGGACGAAGTTAACCAAAGAATGAAAGAGCTAAAAGGTACAGCGGAATCTACTAAGTTCTCTTTATCAAAGTTGACCGATGGATTTAATAAATATGGAGCCATCGGCGCAAGTGTTATTGCTTCATTGACCGGAATAACCTTGACCGCTCGTAAATGTGTGGATGAGTTTGCGCAGATGCAGGAAGCGGAAAGCCAGGTGCGTAAGTATACAGGCATGACGAGTGAACAGGTTGCTGATTTAAACGAGGAATTTAAGAAGATGGATACCCGTACTGCACGTGAACGCTTAAACGAGCTTGCAGGAGATGCCGGACGTCTTGGTATTACGATGAAAAAGGATGTTCTGGAGTTTGTAGAAGCTGCCAATATGATTGATGTTGCTCTTGGAGAAGATTTGGGGCAGGATGCTATCAAAAATATTGGTAAACTGGCAGATATGTTCGGAGATAGCGAACGCTCCATGAAAGAGAACATGTTAGCTATTGGTAGTGCGGTGAATGAGGTTGCACAGAATTCCAGTGCTGCTGAACCATATTTAGTGGAGTTCAGTGCGCGCATGGGGGGAGTTGCAAAACAAGCAAAACTATCAATTACCGATGTCATGGGATTTGCTTCTGCACTTGACCAGAATATGCTCCGTAGTGAAATGGCTAGTACCGCTTTACAAGGATTGATCTTAAAATTATATCAGGAGCCTGCAAAGTATGCCAAGATAGCCCGGATGGACGTTAAACAATTTACTACGCTGATGGAGACAGATGCTAATGAAGCTGTTCTCCAGTTCCTTGCCAGTTTGGGGAAATTAGGTGGCATGGATAAAATGGCACCTGTTTTAAAGGAAATGAAGTTGAGTGGTGCTGAAGCGGCCGGGGTTATCAGTGCATTGGCCAGCAATGTTGAGAAAGTCCGTAAAGAACAGGAGACTGCTAATCAGGCTTTCATTGATGGTACCAGTATTACGAATGAGTATAATGTACAAAATACGACGGTTCAGGCAGAGCTGGATAAAGCTAAGAAACACTTTAAGGAAATTCGGATCGAACTTGGAGAACGGTTACTCCCTGTTATGAAATACATGGTGAGTACTGGTAGTCTTACAGTCAAAGGATTAGTTAAAATAGTATCCATATTTAGTAAATATAAAAATGCGATTATACTTGCAACATCTACCATTGCAGGATATACTATTGCTGTCAATGCTTCGGTTATTGTAGATAAAGCTAAAGTACTTTGGACTGGTAAAATTGTCACGGGGCTAAAAACTTTATATAGTGTTGCAAAAGCACACCCATGGGGATTACTTCTAACAATAGGTGCATCCCTCATTGGTTTACTTATTGATACTAATAAACAGTTAAGTGAGAGTGAACGTCTGGAAAGAAAACTTCAAGATATTCGTAGACGATCTGTTTCTATTGTAAATCAAGAAGCTGCATCAGTTAAGGATTTCTTAAATATAGCTAGGGATGAGAAAAGAAGTAAAGAGGAGAGGGAGGCTGCAATAAAAAGATTAAATGAATTATCTCCTGAATATTTGGGTAATCTTACTTTAGAGAAAATAAATACAGAGCAAGCCACTACTGCTGTAAATGCCTATATTGATAGTTTACTTATATTAGAGGAGATAAAACAAACTCAGCAGAAAGTATCTGAATTGAATGACCAAAAAAATGATATATTAAAGAATGGTCCAGATAATGATTTTTTAGAGGATATTGAGGCTGGCGCTGCTAATATGTTGAATGGATTTAAGCAGTCTCTAGGTTTAATGACAGATTCATGGGCTGACAATGTTTTGGATAGATATATAAATAAAGGTGTGAATCAAGTGAGAGCTATTGATAACGAGGTGGCTCTACTAAATGCGCACATGGAAGAATCTCGTAAGAAATTGATAAAAATAGAGGTAGAAAAGAATACAGAAGGTGGAACTCCTCCACCGGATGACAAAGACAAGAAGCCTTGGACTACTCGTTTGCAAAATGCAGAAAACGCATACAAAGAAGAATTATTATTGCTACAAAAGAGTTCTGATGCGTTAGCCAGAACGGAGAATGAATATCAGTTGGATGCTCTTCAAAAAGAACTGGAATTTCAGGTGGAGAGGTTGGCGATCATCAAACAGTATCAGTCTAGTGATAAGGATAAAAAACACCTGGCTGAATTGGGTAGACTGGAAAGTGAGGCTCAAAGTGCAATTTATAACACACTGAAGAAATCAGAGGAAACTCGTCTCAATTTAATTAAGGAATATCGGGACAGAAGACTAAATACGGTCAATGCTGGAGAGAAAAATCTTCTGCTTGAACAGTCCAAACTCAATGATAGTGGGGAGTTAACAGAGAAAGACTATAAAAATCGGCTTTTAGCAATTGAGATTACCTCTTTATATTCCAGACTTGAAATAGCAAAGGATTATAAAAATGATGTTGCTGAACTTGAATTTCAAAATGGAGAAGTTCAAGCCAAAGCCTTGAAGGAGGCCGGGGATAATATTCTCAACCTTGAACAACAAATTAGTGATAAGCGTGCCAAGATCGTGCGGGATAGCGCTAGTCAGATTCAGAATTTCAGTAACCAGTTCAATAAGATGAATGGTTTGGCTTCCACTGACCAACAACTGGCAGCACTGGAATCCTTTTATAAATCTCAATTAGAACTAGCTCGAAAGAATGGGTTGGATGTTACTCTTCTTACATCTGTATATGAAGAATCTAAGAGGAAAATTCAGGAAAAAGGAGCGAAGGACAGGGCTACTGTTATACAAAAATATGAGTTGGATGCTGCCGAGGATATCAGAGATTTAAAACTGAAAGCTCTTGAGGAAGAACATAAAAAGGGGTTGCTTTCAGAAGAAGAATACGAGATTGCAAAAAATAAGATCAATAATGAATATATCCAGAAAAAGATAGAAGGAAGTGAACAGTATTTCAATGCTGTAAGTAGTATAATGAGCAGCGCTTCTTCTGCTATTCAGGGATTCCAAGATGCGGAAATAAACAAAGTAACTTATAAATACGACAAAGAAATAAAAGCAGCTAAAAAAGCTGGAAAGGACACAACTAAGCTAGAAGAGGAGAAAGAAGAAGCACTTAATCAGGTAAAGAAGAAATATGCAGACAAACAGTTTGCTGTATCAGTTCTACAAATTACTGCAAGTACTGCTGTCGCCGCAATGGAGGCATACAAGGCAATGGCGGGCATTCCTATTGTTGGTCCGGCACTTGGAGCCATAGCCGCAGCTGCAGCAGTTGCCAGTGGCGCAGCGCAGATAGCTGTAGCCAAGCAACAAAGAGATGAAGCAAAGGGATTAAAGTCCGGTGGTTATTCTGATGAGTACGTTGAAGGATATACTAAAACAGGAAATCCGGATGATGTTGCAGGGGTCATTCCTGTTCATAAGAATGAATTCGTGACCAACCATGAGGGAGTAGAGAATCCCCATGTCCGCCAATTCCTTGATGTTTTCAATGTTGCACAAAAAAATGGAACTATCCGAATGCTGAACACCACACAGATTTTAGAACAAATCAGGACTAAAAGCGGAAAATACAGTGGTGGTTATTCTGATGATTCAGTATCTTCTTCTCCTAGGTATGCTGTTAGCGGTCATATCATGAATGAAGAGACGTTGCGTAGGTTGTTCGTACTTTTAAATACGAATAATGATTTGCTTCAATCTATTCTTGACAAAGATTTAATTGTTGATCCGCGTGCTGTTCGTGATGGAATAAAAAAATTAGAGAGAATGGAAAGGAATGTGAGTCGTGGTTAGTGTCCTTTTTTGATGCAGGGAACAAAGGTATATTTGCAATGTGTTTGTGTGCTATAGAGGGGCATTCGCATCGGGAGATGCTTCCCTGTCAAAAGTTTTAAGTTAAACCTAAATGAGATCAGCCCCAAAATCCGTGAGGACTTGGGGTTTTTTATTGTCCTTTTTTGCGGTCTATTAAGGGGGTACTTTTGTAATATGGAAATATACGAAGCAATACGTCAAATGAAAGAGAAAAGCGAACGAGGGGAAGTCTTCTCATTTGCTTTTATGAGCTATAGTTATGAGCGTAATAAGAGCCAGGGTATAATCAAAATCGAGCATGCACGGCTTCGTAAACAAAGCACTTTAGAAACAAATCGCTTTGCTGACTATATGCTGAATTTTATAGATACAGATACTCTTGAATATGGGATGTGCTGGCAAATGCTATTGTTAGAGTTTGATGGGAATGAATTAGAACTTACATAGAGTGTGTGATGGATAACAATTATGAAAATATAGTCCCGTGGAACGGAGCGAATGATACCGGACGCGATGTCCGGCTCAAACTGCAGAGAAACTTTGCCAAAATTGGAGTAAACTTTCAGGAATTAGATGGGAAGTTTACTACAGTTGATGATTTATTTGATTTGATAGCACAGGAATTGGATAAAAAACTCTCTAAGGTAGATAGTGATACAGCCGCAGAGCTTATAACCTTTTTGAAAGGTATTATTTCTAAAGAGCTAATTGAAGCTAATAACGGCTTGGTTGTTCGTAAGACAGAAGCTGTAGAACCTATGCTGATGTCTTTATTATCGGAAGAGTTCGAGGATGGTATTGTAGAAGAGAACGAAGATGTGCTAATTGAGGAATTGCGTACCAATACAACCGGTGCAGCGACATTAGGTGAACTTGATAATGTTGCTGACGAAGCAGATAAGATATCAGATACGGACGATTTGCTTGTACGTCTTGCCGGAGCGTCGGGATGGACAATTAATACCACTTTATTTTCTCAAGTCTCACAACTCATGTCGAAAGTCTTTCCGTTTACTATGACTCTATCAGGAGGTGGAACTTATGAGAAAGGTAGTTCACAGACTATAAATCTTTCATGGACTTACGACCGGGATATTGAATCACAATCAATCAACAATGAATCCCTATTAATCGGAATCAGGGCAAAGCAATACGCAAATGTTGCTACGGATACAACTTATACTCTGAAAGCGATACAGGCCGGACAGACATATACAAAGTCCGTATCAGCACAATTTAAGGTGAAGAAGTATTACGGAGTGTCTGCAAACGGAACATTGACAAATGATGAGATTTTAGCTTTATCAAGTACATGGGCCGGTCGGACGCAAGGCTCTACTGTATTCGATTGTACCGGTGGTAAGTATCCTTATTACATCCTTCCTACATCTATGATATCCGGTATTCAGTTCTGGATTGGAGGATTGCGTAATACAGACTGGAAAGAAGAAACTCGTGAAGTTACAAACGCTTTCGGTCACAAAGAGAGTTACACTATTTATCGTTTAAATAGCATCCAAACGGGTGTATTAAATATTGAGGTGAAATGAGTGAAGAATTGAAGGGAACGAATGTATATTCCCCTATTGTTCCCGGGACAGAAGAGGACAAGTATCCTACCCATTACAGCCTGTTTGGTAAAGGCGGCTTTAAATGTGTGCTAACTCGATCCGAACGTGATTCAATACCTTCCGACCGTCTGGAAAACCCTACTCTCTGCTATGTGTCGGAAGAGGATTCTTTCTATGAATGGGATGGTGTGCAGTGGGTAGACAAGGAAATGGGCAGCTCTCTTGTAATCGGCACTACGGAAGGTACTGCATTCGACGGAGCAGCCGGAACCGCATTGGAGCAGATGGTCAGGGAACTGGCCGGAGGCTCCGGTACCATGTATAGCGTATATACCCGTAATAACCTGCCATCACTGGGTTTCGCCGCCCAATACGGTGAAGAGTGTACACTTGACTTTACGTTCGTCTCCCAGTACCGTGATGATTTAAGCGAACCGTACAAACCTACGGGCGAACTAGGCTTATGCACCCTCATGGTGAAGAATGCCCGATATTCAGACTTTACAGTTGTCAAGCAACTGGAGGTATCTTCCGGTGTCAGTATCAAACAGGATGTTTCCGAATGGCTTTCATCCGGCAGTAACAGTGTCAAGATAACCATTACCGGTGAGAATACCGACAAGTCTTCTTCTCCCGTTACCTATACGATACAACTGACCTCTCTGGGTGTGAGCGCTCCCAACTTTTCTTGGTGGACAGCGTTTGCCGGAGACATCACCATCCCGATGATCATTAGTGGAAATATCAGCAAGATGCTGAATATCACTGTCACGGGTGATGAGTATAACCAGAGTTACACTCAAAATCTGGGTACGGCTATCTATACGGATACTCCTTATAACTATACCCTACCGCATCCCGGAATTACAGGTGTGTACAATGTCAGCTTCTACCTGTCTAATTCCGACAATACGATTCAGACAAGGGCCTTGTCAATGAATATCATGTGCATATCCGCCGGAGAAATCTCGAAATTGATGTGTATAAACAACATTGCTTCCCTGCTCACGAACTGGCAGGATAACACCGTTTTTGATTACGCCATCTACGACGGTCAGGCAGCGACAACGGATGCCGTTTTCAGCATCACGAAATCCGGAACAGAGGTGTACAACTCGGAGAATGATAATATTACTACTAATACGAAGAATACACTCACTTATCCGATGGAAGTGGATACTGATGATGACAGCAACTTCGACGTAGTAGTGAGCGTGACCAGTGGGAAAGATCATCTGATAGAGGCTATTACGTTGAACGTAAACAACTCTCTGGGTTATTCCGCTACTGCCGGTGCCGTGTTATATATCAATCCTAAGACCCGCAGCAACTCTCAGACAAACTACTTGAGTGTAATCAACGAGGTGGACAAATCTCTTATACCGGCAGCCTGGGATAACTTTAACTGGGGCAACGACGGTTGGGTTACTGATGATGACGGTGTGAAAGCTCTGAAAATTTTTGCCCGCAGCAAAGCCGTGATAGATTACCAGCCTTTTATAACGGAAGCTGCCCGTAAGGGAAAGACTATTGAAATAGATTTCAAGGTGGAGAATGCCGCTGACGCCTCCAAGGATATCATTTCCATCGTTGAGAACAACGTAGGTCTGCGTGTTTCCGGTGAGAATATCTCTTTCTTCTCGCAGTCCATGCATGAGAGCAGCACACAAGATGTTCCTACAGACAACGGTGTGCGTATTCGCCTGACTGTCTCTGTGATGCCGGATGCTTATGGTAATGCAAACTTCAACCTTGTCGCCATCTACATCAATGGTAAGAAAAACCGCCAATACGCATACGAGAACAATGACTATTTCAAGCATAATGGAAAGATTGTGCTGGGTAATGATTACGCCAACTTATACCTGTACGGATTACGTGTTTATGATTCGGCATTAACCTCGGAAGCTGTGCAGAAGAACTACATCAACCAGCTTGTCACCACGGATGAAAAACAGACTGAAGTGGATATCAACAAAGTAATGGATGTCGAGGGTTCGAATATTGATTTTGAAGCTACCAAGAAGCTTTATAATGTATTTGTGATTGACAAGCCGTTCCCAAACCTGATGAACCCCTCGGGCGTAGCCGGTAATCTGGAAGTTTTCTTCAATAACAAGCCTGAACGTAACTTCACCCTTACCAACCTGTTAGTTGAAGGGCAGGGAACATCCTCCAAGAAATATCGTGAGTGGAACGTTCGCTTCAAGATGAAAGGGTTGAAAGACGCTGATGGCAACAAGATAGCCTCTATCGCTACTTATGCGGACGGAACTACAGACAAAAATAAAGTCCTGATGTTCGACGGTGTTCCGAAGTCCGGACGTCTGACGGCAAAGAAGAACTGGGCCAGCTCCATGCAGGACCACAAGGCTGGCTGCGTAGATGCCTACGATTCTTTATACAAAGAACTGGGCATGAAGAACGAAGCGATGTCTTCCGATCCACAGATACGCGTTGCCGTTTATCAGGAACCATTTATCGGCTTTTCGAAGTCTGTCAATGAAGAAGGTCAGGACGTATATACCTGCATGGGTGAATTCACGTTCGGTCCGGACAAGGGGGATGATCTTTGCTTCGGATATGATACGGAATCTTTCCCAGCGCTCATCTCTGTAGAGGGGTCTGATAATGCCCCACTCGGTGCACTTTTTCGTGTGCCCTGGAATACTAATAAAGCTTATTGGGCATACAATCCGGATGAAGAAGCCTTTCAGTACAACAATACGAATTGTTGGGACTTTGACGCCGGTGAACTGAACGCTGACGAAACAGAACCGTTGTCCGCTCAAAAATGGATAGACGCGTACAATACTGTGTATGTATGCAGCAACCGCATCCGCCCGTTCAATGGAACACTTGATGAACTGAATGCCCAGATAACGACTTACCGGGGGACCGGCTATGAATACTGGATTGCTAAACCAGGTGATGCGAATTTATACAACCTCTATTATTACGAGGCTGCTGATGGCAGGTTTATTCCTTCAGATATCGGAGGAGGACCAATCAATCTTAAAACACAGCTCACGGACTATTTGAACAGTGACTTATCAGTGTTCACGGTCGATCAGTTGAATGAGTTGTTTATCAATTCAAGAAAACAACTGTGTCGTGCAACCCTACCGGCACTGTTCGACATTGATGACGCCGTCTTCCATTACTGCTTCACCGAGTTCACTGCCGGAACCGACCAGCGTGCGAAGAATACATATCCGTATAACTTCTGTACAGCAGACAGCAAATGGCGCTGGCGTCTGGATGATGCTGATACCATCTTCCCGATAGACAACCAGGGACAGGACCGCAAACCGTACTACTGCGAGATGCACGACACATACAGTAACGGGCAGCCTATCTGGAACGGGGAGACTTCGGTATTCTGGAACATGCTGGAGCTGGCGTTCAATGCCGAAATCATAGCAGGCATGAAGAAAATGCTATCTGCGATGGAAAGTCTCTGTGGCCAGTCTTCCGGCACTCCCTATGACAAGGTGTATGCATTCTACCGAAAATATTACTTGGGAATAAAGAACTATTTCCCGGCTACTCTTGTCAATGCTGATGCAAAGCGGTATGAGATAGCTAAGATTGCATACGGTAATGGAGAGTACACAAACGATACTGACCCTATCACGCAATCGCATGGAGACTTCTTCAGTGCTGAAACGGCATGGGTGAAAAAACGTATCATGTACATTATGAGCAAGTACAGCTACGGATTGTTTTCGGCCGATGGTACCGATACCATCATCGTGCGTGCCGCCGGTGACCTGATAGAATATGAAATCACTCCGGCCTTTGACATGTATCCGGCCATTGCTAATGGTACGTCTATTGTGCGGGGGGAGCGGACCAAAGCGGGTGAATCCAGCAGAATAACAATTGATCTCGGTGGCTCCGCCGACCAGCAGAATGCGATTCAGGCGGCAAGTTGGTTGCTTAGTATCGGAGACTGGCACAAGAAGAATGTTTCCGGTACCATGGTGGTACGCGGAAGACGTCTGACCGAACTCATTCTTGGCAGTAAGACGGAAGATATAATCATCTCTATAACAGGGCTTACGCTTGCTGATTGCGGAAGTATGCAGAAGATATTACTTTCTAACATTGTCACTTTGCAAGGTACACTCGATTTAAGTGCAATAATTAACCTTAGAGAGATTTATGCCGATGGTACAAATCTAAGTCAGATCAAGCTTCCCAATGGTGGCGGACTTGAAATTATAGAATATCCTGCAAACAACAAGTATATCTCATTCCGTAACTTTCCTGTTTTGACAACGGACGGTTTGCGTATCGGCCAGTGTGCGGTTAATATAACCGACTTCCTGATCGAGAACTGTCCGCTCCTGAATCCCATGAGGCTGCTTTCTACTATAATTGTATCCCAACAGAACCAGGGGACAGAACACGTATTGAAGCATATCCGCGCGGTAGGTTTTAATGAAACGTATGACAGTTATGATATACTTGAGGTCCTGTTACAACTCGCTGACGGTTCTTATTCCGGTTTGAGTAGCGAGGGTCTGGCTGGAGAAGAAGAACGCCCTGTTCTTGACGGTACCCTGAATATAAGAACAAATTGCTATGAGGATACAGCCATAGCTCTTCGTAGTTATTTCAACAGACTGGTTCTGAACATTACTGGTGAGTATTTTATACGTTTTACCGACCCTATCGTGTTAGCTCGTGTGCTGGGGCTGTGGGACGTCAACGGAGACGGTGGACTGACGCAATCGGAAGCAAACCTGGTGACCTCCATACCGGATAATTTCATGTCTGCCAATGTAAATACAGAGTATGCCAATATAACTACATTAGCCGGATTTGAATCGTTTAAAAACTGTACAACCATTGGTAATACTGCCTTTTATAATACTGGACTTACAGGTGAATTGATTCTTCCTCCAAATGTAGAAACTATAGGAGCTTCTGTATTTGTTGGTACTAAAATTACACGGGTAAATTTACCAGACTCCTGTACATGGCTTGTAACTAGTGGTTCAACTTGGTATTTCCCGTTTTATAATTGTGTAGAACTAGAAGAACTTACAATGAAGAACTTAATATTATCACCTACTGTAAATCCTGTTGTAGTCATGAATCAAGGGTTTAGTGGATGTACTAATTTAAAGAAAGTCGTCATAGATGTAGTTGATTACACAGGAAATGGAAATTATACGGAGTATAGTAATGCAATTCCGCAATTTAGCGGTTGCTCTAAGTTGGAGGTGTGCGATATAGGTGAATTTAAAGGATATGTAAATTCTCTTGCGTATCGTGCTTTTTACGGGACACCTGTAATTGCGGTAAATCTACCGTCAAATTTTATAAAATTCAATTATCAAGATATATATCGCAACTGTACCAATTTGAGAGTGGTTGTATTTCGTGGAGAAGTTGACCAATTACCAGGTAATTGTTTCACTGAAGATTCGTCATTACAGGCATTTTTGTGTTACGCGTCTACTCCTCCTACCGTCCAGTACAACGGGTTGTATGGTGTAACCAAAGCAATTTATGTTCCAGATGATCTGGTGGACACGTATAAGGCAGCGAGTGGATGGTCTAACAAAGCTAGTATCATTCATCCGATTTCCGAGTATGACGGTTACAGACCGGAGAAGCTGTACGAATACTTTACGCTTGACACGCTGGGCTTGTTCAACTTTTATGCAGCACCTGATCCGGCATTTGACGTGGATGTGTCAAGCGATGCGGTTGTCATAAGCAGTGACGCTGATTCCGTTTATAGCAACGATATGGAGAATGTATCCAAGTTCTACATGAAAGTAACGGGTCTGACCTGTACGGAAGCAGACAAGCTGATTGTGAAGATTAACGGTGAGGAATATAAGATTATTACAGAAAACGGAACGTATATCATAGACGGTGGCGGAGGAACGTTTAACCTGTCCGTTACGGGATATATGCAACCGATAACGGTGACTTCGGTAACTGATTTGTTTGATGAATAATTGGAAAATAACAGATTATGGCAATATTAAGTAACGGTAAGTTTTATGGCTTCCTTTGTTCGGTGAAAGAAACCGGGCAGAAACTAGCAAATGGAGTAAAAGAGTATGTGGAAGATTTCGTATCTGGCTTTGCCGGGCACGGATGGAAACTCTGGGAATATGTCAAAGGTAAATGGAAACTGGAGATTGATACAATCGTGGTTCGTGAAACTATGATTGTCTTTGAAATGCTTATTTCGAAGATACGTGCTATCATTGGTGCACAAACAATAAGTCAAGGTCATGGCAAGGTGAAGACAGCTCGTATTTCTGACGATGGTACAGCATATCTTATAGTGCTTGAAGATGAGGATATGAGCATCGTAGCGCATGATTTTGTATGCTGTCAGACATTTGTAGGTGACAAGACAAAACTTTATCATGTCGAAGTTGATTCTGTTGATGTGGAGACAAAAACTTTGCACATTCCTTTATCTGAATTCGATGTAGATGAATCAGGCAAAGTACTTAATCCTCCTGCAGCGGGTGACGAATTAGTTCAGTTTGGTAACTCGCAGAATAAAGCTCGACAGTCCGCTATCTACATTCATGCAGATGAGACCGGCCAACCGGCTATTGACGTGATGTTTGATATTGATTCGAAGAATTGGGATGGTAAAGTTAAGGTCCGTGTTGGTGGTGATATTCCGGGTAGTGGTGGACTGAAAGGCTTCTATTGTGAAAACGGCATGATAAAGGGGGCTGATGCAAGCGGGCACATGGTCTACTGCATCTATCCTGACGGTACAGCGGAGTTTGGTGACGGTTCCGCAAAGTTTTGTACTGACAAGTCCGGGCATATAGCTGGTGGAGCAATCTCTTGGGTATGGAATGCGGAGAAGAAAAAGTGTGTATGTACCATGAAGGATGTTGTTCTAACTTGGGATAATTTGTCAGATGAAGCGAAAGAGAATTTGAAAGGTGAACCAGGTAAAGATGGGACTGATGGAAAAGATGGTGAACCCGGTAAGGATGGACTAGATGGAATTAATGGTAAGGATGGGAATGACGGTCTTAGTATTGTCTGGAAAGGGGATTCTTTGACTCCACCTGCTAATCCTCAAAAGAATTGGGTGTATCGTGATACTGACGACGGTCTGGTTTATATATACAACGGAACGGCATGGGTATTAATGGTGGCAGATGGAAATGATGGTGTAGACGGTACTGATGGTGAACCCGGTGCGGACGGCAAGGATGGAATGAGAGTTTACATAACTTATAATGACAGTGAAGAAGAACCTGCAAAACCTACAGGTAATGGCACGACGGAAGGCTGGCATACGGATTCAACCGCATCCGTCATTTGGATTTCTCAAAAAGTTGCGGAAAGCGCAGATTCAGGTGAATGGGGGAATCCTATAAATATAAAAGGAGAGCCTGGTAAGGATGGACAGGATGCTAATCTACTTCCCTGGGTAGAAGATTGGGACAATAATAAAACACAGATCGGTAGTGAACATATCATTTCACCTAAAATGTTCGCAGGTACCAATAGTGGAACAGCAGATGAACCAGTATTGACCGGTGTTGCAATAGGGCGTGGGGTAATAACAATAAATGGAGTTGAAAAGACCGGATTATTTGGCTTAAAGAATGGTCAATTGACGTTTGAAATAGATGCTGAAACAGGAGATGCGATATTCAGGGGTAAAGTTGAAACTCAAAAATCAGGTAGTAGAATCACTATTGATCCTACTACCAATTCTTTCAAAATGTATAATGTTAATGACTGGCCAGTCTTTTCACTATCGTTTATCGGGGATTCATATAATGCTTATCCTCAATTTGTAATTAATGGCATCGAAAATGGAGAGTATTCGCCAGGTATAGTAATGACAGGTAGAAAAATAGAAGGTAGTCTTTATTATTCGAAAGGTTCAGGTCTGAATGCGGATACAAAATGGAAAATAAATGAAGATGGAATATCCCATTTTAAGGATGCACAAGGTTTTAGTTTGACTGTTGATCTTGCTCAAACATATCTTCCTGGCATGACAAGCTTTCATCTAACGAGATTTGCTCCTGGTTTTTTGCCGGGATATAGTACTGCAAAAAATGGGGAAGTGTATGTAACTTCAGATGGTACACTTAAAATCAAAGGATATTCGGTTGAATCATAATCAGAAAGGAATGATGGAACTAAACGACTGGCTAACAATACTTGGAGCTTTAGGCGGCTTGGAGGCAATCAAATGGATTGCAAATTTCTACGTCAATCGTAAGACTGATGCAAGGAAAGAAGATGCAGCAGCAGATGCAGCAGAGAATGAAAACGAGCGGAAACAAGTTGCCTGGCTTGAGGCACGTATTACTCAACGTGATACGAAGATTGATGCTATCTATGTAGAGCTTCGTCAGGAACAGGCGGAGAAGTTACAGCTTATTCACGATAAACATGAGCTGGAATTGAAGCTGAAAGAAGCCGAGATAAAGAAGTGTGATGTTCGCGGATGCTCTAACCGACAGCCGCCAAGTGATTATTAATTAAAAAGGGAGGAAAAGAAATGAAAACTATTGATGCTATTATCATTCATTGTTCAGCCACACGTGCCGGGCAGGATTTACGTGCAAAGGATATAGACCGGATGCACAAACAAAGGGGATTTAACCAGATCGGATATAATTATGTGATCGATCTGGACGGCATGATAGAGAATGGTCGCCCGCTTTCCATCGACGGTGCACACTGTAACACCAAAGGCTTCTCGGAATCTTCGTATAATAAGCATAGTGTTGGCATCTGTTATATCGGAGGCCTGGACGCATCTGGAAAGGCTGCTGATACACGAACGATTGCTCAAAAAGCTAGTTTGCGTGAGCTGGTAGCAAAGTTATGTAAGGAGTATTCCATCGTGGAGGTTCTTGGACATCGTGATACTTCGCCTGATCTGGACGGAAGTGGAGAGGTAGAACCTAGAGAATTTATCAAGGCGTGCCCCTGTTTTGATGTACGCTCCGAGTTTACCAACTTCTTGCGTAATACAGTAGTTCGACCATGAAACGATTAATCTACATTATCATATTGCTGATGTCAGCATTATGTTTGTTCTCCTGCAAGTCTTCTCGCAATATTGAGATGGATAAGCAGGTGGATTACTCCGGTGACTTTCAGTATTTACGGAAAGTAATGGAAGAGTTGCGCATAGGATTAAGTAAGCAAACAAAGATTGTGAATGACCGGTTAAGTGACCTGAAGATTGAAAATACAACTGTTTACTTGTCTGATCCGGATTCAACAGGGAAGCAATATCCGGTCAAAGAAAGTACTACCACTGCTTTCAAGCAAGAACAGGAAAGAACGGAAATAAATGAAACATTATCTCTTACCTTACAACAGTTTTCTAACCGATTAGATACTATTAGTAGTAAGGTGAATGCTATATTGAACCAAAAAGTAAAGGTTGTAGAGTTATCGTGGTGGGACTTACATAAAGATAAAGCATATATCATTATAGTTCTGATAATTGCAGTAGGGGTAGTGTATAGGCGAAATAAATAACCTAAAAGAGGCAGCGTTCGTTGCCTCTTTTAGGTTGTAGGTTGTACGTTAGATATCGGGAAAGTCATTCCTTATTTTATCACTTTTTACAGCAAAGTTTCTTCTGATATATCGTTCTGTAGTATCAATAGATTTGTGACGGAAGTGACGTTGTAGCTCCCAAGTATCAATACCTTCATTTACAAGTTTTACTCCTCCTGTATGTTTGAAACTGTATAATTTGTATTGAGTTGAAATGTTGAGTTTATCACGTATTCTATCAAACCTAAATCTAAAATTATTCTTTCCCAACATTATTTTGCCAGGAATGCCATTATGAGAGAATATATAGAAATCTTTGGGGTGTATATCAAGGTTTAATACTTTATATATATAGTCATATAATTGGCGTGGAATATTTACTGATTCAGTTAATCGGTTTTTGCTTATGTCTTTAGGGACTGTTATAATATGATTGTCAAAGTCTATATCTCCAATTTGTAATTGCCTACATTCATTTGGACGGATGGCACAATAATACTCCATCTGACAGACTAACCATAATTGTGGATCATGCTCTTTCATATACGTTGATAAAAGCTGGCGTTCTCGGTCAGGGATTGGTTTGGCTGCTTCATCCTTAATGGTTCCCATGTTGGGTATGTCATGTACGGGATTAGTATCTATAATTCTTTTTACTTTTAGTAAATAATCGAAGAAACCATGTAGTATTTGAGCATACTTTTTTACTGTTCTTTGGCTTACACCATGCTTTTCTACAATATAGCATAGAAATTCGCATATTGAACTCTGTTCGAAAAAACAGATACTTTGCTTATCTAAACCAGTTTGTTCCACCCATTCACAGAATATGCGTAGTTTGGATTTATAAGTCTGAAAAGAGTGGGGGATTACTTCTACTTTTTTTATTGCTAAGAAATCAGAGAGGTATGTGCGTATACCAACAGAACCTTTTCTTTCATTACCCCATCGTTTAGCTATGTTCTGATATAATAATTCATCGTTATAGCTGACTTCTTTTCCTAAGAATGGAATTTCCCCCTTAGTGAACTTCTCCTTAATCTCATTTATGATTTTTTCTGCGAATGCGTAACGTTCTTCTTTGGTCTTTAATTTTGCAAAACCATTATAGACCCGGAAACGTTTCATTTCTTCTGTTTGAGGATTACGACATGAATACTCTACGAACCATGTTTTACTCAGATCGCCACCACAATCTTTTAGCCGCGGTAGGATGACAATAGACTTTTGTTTTGCCATAATAATTACTTTTAATTGTATATTGACGATTTACCAACTAAAAGACAATTATAGACAGTTTGAAAATCAACTTAAAAAGAATATATTTTTGTATGTAACTGATTGATATTCTTTTAATTTTGTCGGGATACCAGGATTCGAACCTGGGACCCCCTGCTCCCAAAGCAGAATGATAAAGAAAGCTATTTAGTTACAAATCAATTAAATGCAATGATGCAAGCTAACCATTTCAAAGATAGTTCAAAGAACGCTATTTTGAGGGCCTTATTTTAGCCCTTTCTAACTCATAATTCAAGAGAGCAATTTCTTGCTTTTGAGCACTATTTTCTCGCAGTACTTTCCGGAGTTGTTGCTGAAGAGAAGCGATTAATTTGTCTTTTTCTTCCATACATTTATATTTTAAAAGAAAACATAATGCGTAATTATAACAGAAAACAACACATCAGAGATTGCTACTTTTCAATAGCATTATCTATACTTTCCATATTAATGGGAATTGTTTCTATAATCATATCCATAATAGTTATTTGCAAATAGCAATTATCGAAACAATTAAAGAAGCAAAAGCTATAACTACGGCAAGAATACTAAACCTCTTAGCGGTACGGTCGATTTTTCTCTCGCGTTCCAATCCCAGGAAAGCCCCTTGACTAGCGAAATCGCTTCCATAAGCATTTAGTGAATATGAATGCCATGTTTCATTTGATAGTTCGCCATATAGGCTTCCATATTCCTTCAATATCTCATTGACCTGCGCCATGAGTTGCCAATCAGCTTCAAGGTTCAATTTTGCAAATTCAATCTTTCCATTATTCTTGTACGTTTCAAGAATGATGGAATTCGCTATTTCTTGTGGTTTATTCATACCTTATCTTAGAACGCTGGGGATTAACTATATTCAATTTACAATAGATATATCTTTGGGTCTTCATATTTACCAAAGTCAGGAGCTGGCTTATCTATCTTTTTGAAAAGACGAGTATATTTATCTTTTAGCTTTTTATATCCATTGAGCCAGTCTTCATAAGATTCAGAGGATTTAGAAAGTAGAGCTACCTCCTGTAGAAAAGCTTCGTTTGCCAACTTTTCTGTTTCTTCCAAATCGCCTTTTATATAAGAGATACAAGCATTGGAAAGAAAGTCTTTATTATCTATTTTCTTCCAAATACGTTTAACGTTATTAGTCATTCCCCAAACTTTAAAGAAAAGGATAATCTGCAGTATTCCAAATGCGATTATCACTATACCTGTGAATTGCATTAATCCTTCCATGATTTACTGTTTTGTTTTTGGTAAGCGATTATGAAACAAATAAGAATTAATGCCCATGCTATAATACCAATAATGGTTTGGATATAGTATGTCGGATGCAAATAATCGGACCCCTCAATTATTACCAATTGGACAAATGAATAAAGGTTGCATAATAGAATTAGTCCTGATCCTATACTACCTAATAAAAAAGCTGTTTTCATAAATATTATTTTTTAGTTACACAATCATTTTGGTTCTCTTTTTCTTCTGTCTTATCTTCTTCTTTTATATTTTTCTTTTTCTTTTTTACGAAAATAGAAACTAACATTGTTGATGCTAAGACGGCTGCCATTGGTAATAATAATGAAAAAAGATTAGTGGGTATAAAACGCTCTTGATTTTTGTCGTAAAGAACGAATGCTAAAGTTGCTATAGCGGCTATAACAGACAGTATGAGGCTCATTTCTGTTACTTTAGTATCTTTTCCTTCATATGATATTATAGTCTTGGGGGTGTCTCTAGTTAAATCTATGTTTTTTTTATCTGCTTGGTTGACTATTTTGTTGACAATATTGCAATATTCAAGTTTACGATCAGCATCTAAAAAAGCATTATCTAAAACTTCTTTTATTAAATCTTCTACAAGTCGTTGGGTTGTGTATAAATTAGTGGTATTAACCATATATTTACGGCTTGTTGATAATATTAGAGACTCGATAATTGCTTGTACTGGTATTTTTTGACTAACAATAAGAGGACGGATAGCATATAAAATTTCGTTATTAGCAGTTTTTACTCGTTGTAGGTATTCTTTCTTTTCTCTTTTTGTAAAAAAGAAATTAGTGACCCAGAATACAATAAAGCCGCTTACTATTCCACCGCCTATACCTATGGTCCAAGCATTTGAAATAAAATTTATAAAAGTATTCATAAATGAGTGTTGTAAAATGATTAAAATATTTGCTAATTTT